TAATGTTGGGTAATTATTTGTTCCAGTAGATTGAAGTCCAAGTTTTGCATTCCAACCGCCATCTCGTGAAACGCTTGTCGTAATTGTTAAACCAGCATCTGTGGTAGTGCTTGTACCAATACCGACGTTACCACTAGAATCAATACGCATCCGTTCTGTGGCTGTGCCTGAAGTAGAAGTACCAAAAGTCATAGATGATGCATCTGTTGCAGAGCCATCTGTGCTATTAACTCTAATAAAACCAACACCTACACCTGCGTTATTTATAGTTTGAATGTCAGATAAAAAAGTGCCTGTAGTAAAGTTACCTTTTAGGAATAATCTTCCTCTTGTAGTGCCTTCAATTTGTAATGTAGGACTGCCTGTACCGTATATGTCTACTTTATTGTTTATAGTTGTAGTACCAATTCCCACATTACCTGACGAATCAATACGCATACTTTCAACACCACCTTCTGTAAAGGCAATAGTGTCGGCTGCTGGAAAGAAGATACCTGTATTGGTATCGCCAATGTTTGTAATGGAAGGCAAAGATACTGTTCCATCAGCAAAACTAGCTACGCCACTAACAGAAATGTTAGTAAAAGTACCTGAATTAGTGTCTTTAGAAGCAATAGTTTGGACTACACCAGCAGCATCTTTGTAGAATAATTTGCCGTCTTGAGTATTAATAGCTAGTTCACCGGCTACTAAGTTACCGGCAGTTGGGACAGCAGCAACCGTAGTCGAGTAGTAAAGGCTGATAGGGGTAAAGTTTGTCTGCGCCATATTAGTAAGTTCCGCCAAAAATGCCTGTTAGAGCTGTTAGTGTACCAACATTGTTTATGTTGTTTGTTGCCATGTTTAATGCCCCTGACATGGGTGTTTGACCATCAGAAGCGACAGATTGAGTAAGGGCATCAGCAATGTTTTGCATGGTTGTATTAGCCCATGCAGAATCAATGGTTGTGCCTGTAACTACTGGATTTCCTGCTGGGAGGTTATAGACTCCACTACCGTTTCTACTCATTTTTTGCTCCTTTTGGTGTGCCAGCCCTCATTAAAGCTGCCAACTTATTTACATCACTCTTTCTGATTTGTGTGGCTGCTATATTAGAAGTTCCACCAACAATAGGTGCTATAGCTGCTCCAGCAGGGCCTAACATCTGCGCTCCCATGTAAGAACCAGTAGCCAAACCAATCATGCTTTCTGGGCTATATTTACCAGCCAATTTCAGTATATTTTGTATTTTACCGCCTTTAGCAGCATCTTTAATAGCTTGTTGCTCTGTTGGGGTAAAGAGACGCATCTTCTTATCGTTGTTAGAAAGTTCTAATAACTTGTTGTGTAAATACTTTTCTGTGCCAACTTTAGAAGCATTAATCTCTGCTTTATCTAGCATATCTTCAAAGATTTCAGACTTGCTCAGGCGTGACCAGGTATCTCTAGCAGTTTTCCATGCCTCTGCGCCTTGTTTAGTTGCACCAACAACATCTTCTGGAGGAGCATTTAATACATAATCATCAAACCTGTCTTTTAAAACAGTAGCTATTTTGCGTTCTGTGCTATTTTCGCTTTTTTGACCAGTTCTAATAATGGTACGCAAGGTAGCTAATTCTTCAAAATCTTTAGGATTGGTGGTATCAGTTAAGTTACGCAATGCGCCAGTTATCTTAGCGTAAGGGTCAGTTTCACCAGGAGGAGGCTTGGTATAACCTTCTTTCCTTAAATCTTTGCCAATTTCTTCCATTTTGGTAGAAAACTTTTGTGGATTAAACTCCATGCCAGATTCTTTAGCTGTAGTAAATGCTGCTTTAGATTGCTCTAATAGCTTTTCAGAAGTAGGCGCTGTTTTAGTAATAGAAGGTTTTATCCGCAAGGTTTCAGCCAATTTATTAGTAACGGGAGCTGTAGCTTGTGCAACCCTGCTAATAGTTGGTTGAGCAGCCTGGGCAATCATTTCACCCTCATTACGCAATGCACCAGCCATTCTATTAGCAACAGGCATTACGGTCTCTTGCATAACAGGCTTAACATTAGGCGCTTTTTGCACAAAAGATGGAATTGCACCAATACTTCCAATATAAGGAGGTATTTTTGCTGTTTCTAATGCACCGCCAATGGTTTGTAAAACATCGGCAGAAGCAGGTGATGTTGGCTGATATTGCAGTTTTTGAGCTAATTGACTACCGGCTTGTTGAGCCTCTTTCATAGCTTGTGGGTTTTTAGGCCCTAAGATGCCTCTAGCAGCGCCATAAGCAGCGCCTACAGGTTGAGCAACAATGCCACTAGCCAAAGCCGTTGGCACTTCATACAATGCTTTTAACTTGTCCATCATTGAAGTTTTAGGTTCTTCAATAGGCACTTGTTTTGGCATTTCACTAGCCAATAATGGCACATCAGGCTGTATAGTAGCCTTTGTAGGCGTTGCTTGTGATTGGTATAACCTTTGCGCTTGAGCAATTACATCCGCTTCAGAAGCACCGGCAGGGCCTTCTAAGGTTATTTCTTTTCCGTCAGGAGCAACTACAGTATATTGAGCCATTATTGTGTTACCGATTTAATGCGCCAAGAACCAGTAGGCGGTGCTTTTGGTTCTGGTACTTTTACTGTGATGTCATAAGCATATTTTATCTTGGCAGGGCCTTCTTCAGACTGTTTTACCCTTGCATTATGCTCATTGGCTTTAGAGATAAGAATGTCTTTATACACAGTAACAATCTTTGGAATAGCTGCTGGGTCTGTACCAATCGTACCAAAAGCCTGTTGCATAATTTGTTGTTGCATTTGTGATGGTTGTGCATCAACCTTTTTAAGGTTTTCCATCGTGCTTTGGAACAATGCAGACCGCATTTCTTCAGTATTAGCAACTTTGTCAGCGTTAACATTTGTTCCCAAGTTGTTATTAAAGAACTTAGTAACAGCCAATTTAACCTCTGCACCACTACCAAGATATGCAGGTGAAACAGCCAATTTTTCAATTTTATCCAAGTTTTGAACTTGAGATGGAATAGATTTAAGAAGCGAATATTCTTTAATTAAATCTTTGCCCATTTCTTGTTGGATTTGTTCATTAAATGGCAACTGGTTTTGAATGTTTAAAAATTCACGATTAGCTCCAGCAGTTGCTTTAGATTCAACTAATTGCTTTGCGTAAGCTGCTTGTTGTGGATTCCATGTTGCAGGATTTTGCGGTAATTGTCCTACGCTAATAGCGTATCGAATTGAATCTGGTAAATCAGGAGCGCCTTCAAGTTTTGTCGTGCCACCGCTTAAAGATGTGCGAGTAAATATATCGCCTTTGCCTAATTTAACGCCTTTTAATTCTTCTTGAGCAATATTACGCAATATTGGATTATCACTACCCAAAGCGAATCTCAATGCAGCAGACTTATCTTTGGCCTCTAATTCGCCATATTGTTCAATCTGCATAGCTTGTTTTTTGCGTAAAGCGTCTGCCATTTGTATTTGCTTGGTATCTGCTCTTTCGCCTACAGCTTGCCCTGCCAATATGTTAGCAATCGGATTTAATTGCTGTGCTAGAGAAGGGGCAACATAGTAACCACTAATCATTTGACCTTGTGGCTGTTGCATACCTTGTGTCATAAGCAATTCAGCCAATTTGCGTTGACGGCCTACTTCTTGTAATTCAGGGGCTGACCCTAGGATTTGTTGTTCAGGAGCAAGTGCCATAATAATTCCTATCCCAATAATTTAGCTAAATTTGCAGGTTGTAATGTTGTTCCACCTGTGCCTGAAACATCATAGCCAGTAGAATCTTTATTTTTTAATGCTGCAGCCAATGGGTTTGCAAAAGTAAATGGATTTTGATTCATTTGATAATAGCCACCAAATTGTTCTTGAACAGGTTGTGCCATTTGTTGATAAGCAGAAAATTGATTGGCTGTAGGTACATTTCTACCGTAAATTGGCGCTGTTTCTGAGCCAGTCAACATTTTTGCAATATTTCTTAAACGATTAGCGTTTTTTAAAGCATCCGCACCAGAAAAACTTTGTGAAGCGGCATCAGCAGCAGCAATCGCTTCTGCATTATTTAATCCTGTGTAACCAAGTTCACCATAAGTAGGGCCTGCAAGACCGCCTTCTAAACCTGTAACCCCTAATTCTCCGTAAGTTGGCCCCATTAACTCAGGAGTTAAAAAAGATGCTGTTCCTGAAGCAAGAGCTTCTACGGCTAAGCCTGCATTTACCGCTTCAGCACTTGTAGCACCTGCAGCTAAAGCCTCAAAAAAAGCAGCTTGTCCAGCTTCAGTTGCAATAGCTCCAGCACCAGCTTCGGCAGCAGCAGTAGCAGCAGCTTCAGTAGCAAATAAGCTAGGGTCAATATATCCAGTAGCGTATGCAGCAGCAAGGGCGGCAGGCAAAACCCATCCGCCAGGTACTTCACGATTTACGAAAGTATCTACTTCTGCCAAACCGCTACCAATAGCAGGGCCTGGGTCAATATCTGCTAAACCACCTAATATTCCACCACCGTCACCACTTGTTCCTAAAACATCAGAAATAGGGTCAGTAATAATAGAAATAGGATTAAAACCGCCACTACCAAAAGGTGTGCGTTTGCCATCATACCATCCATGATGTTTATTGAAGTGTCTTAGGATGCTCATTAGAATATGCTTCCAAAGTCAAAGCCGCCATACAAGTCATTTAAATAATCAGCACTAGACATTGATTGGTCAAACATTCCGCTACCTATAGCGCCAATGTTGTTCATGTAATCTGTGCTGCTTACAAACGGATTATTTATGCCGCTATTGCCAAATAAATTTAAAGCAGAGCTTCCAAGTCCTAATAGTCCTGAACCGCCTGTACCGCCTGTGCCGGTGCTACCGATTGCATTACCTATGCCACCAGCGCCTAAAATTGCAGAAGAACCTAGTCCAAATAGCCCTGATTGCAAGTTGGCAGCTCTAGCATTGGCAGCGTTTTGTTGTGCAATATCAGCAGCTCTAGAGGTAGTAAACGCACCAAGGTAGTCAGGGCCAGCAACGGCAGCTTGACTATATGGGTTAATGTAACCAGGCTGTGTAGCTTGCTGGAAAGCGCCAAGTTGTGACAATGGTAAGTTTCTTTGTTGTAATGCTTGTGCGTAATTTTGTTGCAATGCAGCGTTATTGGCTTGTTGTTGAGCAAGACTTTGCCCTTGCAGTTGATTTTGTACTTGTGAACCAGCTAACTGTGCTTGATTCATTAAATCGTTAATTTGTTGGCTTTGTTGCGTCATTGCTCGGTTATACGCTTCTGTGCCAGGTGCAATACCTTGATTAGCTAATTGCGCTTGTAAACGCTCTTGGCTTTGGGCAATTTGTGGCTGAAGTCTTTGATTAATAAGACCTGTAGCTCTATCCCAGCCTTCCATGCCTGTAAAACCTTGACCTGTTTGAGCTTGATATTGACTTACATCAAAAGGGCTTGCAGTAGAAGAAGCTAATTGACCTTGAATGTTGCCTAAAGCAGTTTGAAGGGGTTGTGCAAGGCTTTGTTGTGCAGTCCAAGTTGGATTACCTTGAGCATCTACACCTTGAATATAGTTAAGATTTGCGTAAGGGGTTGATTGATTAATACGGTTGGCTTGCGTAGCTGCTTGTGCGCCATACAAATTGCCCATTGTGGTTGCTTGTGCAGCCTGAATATAAGGGTTTGTTGCAGCATTAAATGGGTTAGTAGTTTGTCCTGTACCCAAAGTAGCGGTATTAGGGTTACTTACATTAGATGCCATAATTGGCATTGGTGTTGCTGTAGCAGTATTGTCGTAAGTTGATGCCTGCATAGGGGCTGCGGTGCTAGTTGTACCCATTGCAGAGGATAAGCCACTAGCATTTTGTTGCAATCCATCAGGGTTAAACGCCCCTGTTAATGGATTTAACCTGCCGCCACCAGTAGTAAAACCTCCTAAATCTGCGCTTCCTGCACCCATTACCGTCTCCTTATGCCCATTTACAATATTCTGGGCGCATTTCTAATATCACCAAATCCCCATCATCGTGTGCGTCAGGAATTGTGGCAACATCTCGAAAACCAAGGTGTCGGTCTAGTTTTAGGGCTTTTTTATTGTTCCCTGCAACTGTACCGATTATAACCTTGAGTTTCAACTTATTAAATGGGTAATTAAAAACTTCTCTTAAAAAGTCTTTAGTTGCCCAATGTTGCCCTTCCGACCCTACATGAATCATGCAAGATTTACCATAAAATCCACAATACACTACTACTGCTCTAATCTGTCCATCAAGTACTTGACCTAAATAATGAGCATCGTCAGGGGTAGGCATTTTGTGTGTTTTTGCCCAATCCTTTAGACTTTGCTGATTTAGTAATATCAAATTACCCCACCTCGTTCCATAATGTAGTCGGTAGATACCCAATGCAATTCAATGTTTCTAGCTGCCACATTCAAATTAATAGAGCCTGTAAAGCCTAATCCTGTGACACCCTGCCATACTTTAGTCGTTGTAAGACCACCAGCCCAATTAGCGTTGTCCCACTTAGAAGTGTCCCAAATTCCGTCATTTCCAGCAGCAGGGTTAAACGAGACCTGACCAAGATTAATTTCAGTTTGAAAATCGGTGCTTAAACCGCAAAATACATTAGGTACACCACCAGCAGATTGCAGGGTAGGGCGAACCATTGTGAAGCGTTTTAACTGTCCTGGAGAATCAAAGTAAGAATAAGCCTGTTGCGCTGCAGCAGTAATGTTATTACCGTCATCAGAGTCAATATGATAAAAGTCACCAATAATGCCGTTTCCACCAAAGTGGATGTCTGCATCACCTGATACTTCCCAGCAATGGGCTTCAATGCCAGTAAAACGACCCCAAGACTTTGTAATACTGTGCATTACATATTGTTCTGTGCCATTGGTAATAGGAATGTTTAAAATCAGCATATTTTCGGATGCAAAAAAGTTGATTTGCCATCCAAAATTAGCAAAATAAATAGTTGCAGCTTGACTTACAGCATAGAAAATCTTGTCTGTTAAGTTAATTCTAGGGTCTAAACGACTAGATTGAAGGGCTGAAGCAAGTGGCACTAAACCGTCTTGAGTCAGTAAAAGAAGGTCTCCAGCCCATTTAAAAAAACACCTACGAGTAAATGTTTGACCTAATTGCCATACGCCTTTTAATGCCCATGTATCAGGACTGTCGGGGTCTGTACCGTTATAAACGATAACTTCACCCATACTGGTTACAAATACAGCGTAATCGTCTGCGCCTTGACCTGCATCAAGTGTCCAAGTACCCATTGCTTGTAAATAACCACCGTTTCGAGCAATTCCACCAAAATATAGGGGTGAAGCTGGGCCACCAATAGCGTCAGGGTCTAAATACCAACAAGCCAAAGTGTCTTTTTGGGTGAAATACAGGCGGTTTTTAAACAAATTGACATTGATAAAGGTATTTGAATTAACGCCAGTAATGCCAATGGTCGTATATGCACCCGTTATGGATGTTGCGGTAGTAGTGCCTGTTGAAGTGTAAGTAAATGCGTTTGCACCTGTTACGGTAATAACAAAAGTACCGTTAAAGGTAGCTTCTGAAGCACCTGTAATGGTTACTCTGTTTCCTGTTACTAAGCCGTGTGGAGTTGCAGTAGTAAATGTTGCTGTTGCAGAAGGGCTTGTACGAGTAATTGCGCTGATTGCGGCAGCAGTAGTCGTTGTAGCTACAAAAAACCAGCGTGTACCGTCATAAATGGTTACAGGGTCAACACCGTTACAAGCTATCAAGAAACGACCTGCTGTATTAGAAAGGTTAACCGATTGCATTTTATCGCTGGTTAAACCAGTAAATACAGGCAATGCAGGGTTTTGTTTGGATTCATAGATAGTATCGCCAGCCACCGCAAACAGTTTGTATGACACCGTTTCTGTGTAATTCATTAAGGTGTTTACAGGTGTAAATGCTTGATTCTTATATGTTCCTACTACTGAAGCATTACCAGCAGGTGTGGTAAGCATACGATAAGTGAAGGCTGTAGTGCTTATTACAGTAATTTTAAATACACCACTATATGCAGCAGGTGTTGTGCCGGTAATAGACACATAAACACCTGTAGATAACCCGTGTGGGGCAG